TACTTAAGACCTATTTCTCTAATAGCATCTTCAACATTCTTGTATTCTCTTTGAAGTGCTATTACTCCGTCTTGTACTATTTTAAGATTCCACATAGTCATTTCCTCCTTTCATATTATTCTATTATACAGAGGAAATTTATTGCGAAAAAATTAAAGGAGCCTATATTTCTGACTCCTTTCAATATTCAGTTGTTTAGTTCCTTACTTGCTGCATATGTCTTTCGTCTTTTCAACAAACTTGAGCTTCCTTTCAAGCAACTTGAGTTCCTCTTTTCTAATGTCATTAAATTCATCTAATAACTTCTTTAGATCATCCTTACTGACAATGTCCAAGAGATACCCCATTGCTATAAGTCCCTCATACTTTGCATAAAATTCGTCCATACCATTTTCCTCCTTTTGTTAGGTATACTAAAGTTTCTGCATTATATGCACAAAAATTTATGCGAAAAAAATAAAGACAAATATGCTGATGGACTCACGTCGTTACCATCCATATACTATTGTCATAGTATACTCGTACATCATACCGTGCTTAGACGGCCCGCCACGCTTGACTTATTTGTCTATTATATAAGCTAAAATTTATGCGAAAGTCTCGTCCGTAGACTCGACTTAGTCTCGGTTAATACTAACCTCGAAAAAAAAATAAAGGGCCGGAAATAATCGCGGCCCAAAACATAGGAGATATAAATGGACTCGGATGTCAATACTTCTTTTGAAGCTTGACTACACCCTTATTCATCACAGGCAAATACTGGTTTGTGGGGGTTACTCCCCAGATGTTGCCTGATGAATCCTGTTTTATACTCACAATCTTAACGACACCACCTTCCTCAATAGTTGCACCGCTCAGTTTGTTCTTACATAGTGCTCTAAGATAACCTGGAAGGCTGTCTTTGTCTTTAATAATCTGCAGATTATCATTACGTACGTAGCAGTTGTGTACCACCACATACTTTCCTCTTTCAGCTTTGTACAATTGTTTTACAAGAGCTTTAAAATCAGCCCACGCCTTCTTGTCTCTTACGAACGGCTCCGGGCATATCTTACCAGTCACGTCATAATGGCGAATCACATTCTTCAAAGGAATATCATACTGGAACATCAATGCCACTGTCAATGCTGCTGCTCTCTTCACAGTTTGCTCATTAAACCGCCAGGTCTTACCATCAGGATTCTTGTGACAGCACAGCTCTATTCCGATACTGTTGGTGTTTCTACATTGTTTATGTACGTACTTCTGCGCACCTACATGCCATGCGATATTACCGTCATCAACTGACTGGTAAATATCACCATTAAAGCCTACGAAATAGTGTGCTGATGCACCACGATTTTCCTTCTGGAAATACTTAGCGTTGTTAATAGCATCTCCTTCAGCGCCTACATAGTGGATCACGATGTATTTGTTTTCTTTTGCTGTACTCTTTGTACAGTTCACTGTACTTATGTATTCCTTGTTTACATTTTTTACTAAATTAAGCACCATAAATATCACCCTCCTTAATCAAAATATTTATGTAGTTCGTCAACTACCTGGTCTTCATTCTCTGGCGATATAAATGATGCATATGCCATCTGGTTCATAGTCTTGACGTAGTGTTCCTGGTGTAATCTTCTACTTGCGTTCTTGGACTTCTTTCCTTCTAACGCTGCCCACTTGCTCTTGTACAGGACTACCAGATCCGGTATGCCCTTCTTCTCACATGGGTCGAGGTGAAATATCATTGATCCCGGGAATTCACTCTCGATCCTATTCTTTAGGTTTGTTTTGAATGTCGCCTCCGATGCCATCACTTTTCTCCTTTTCTTCAATTGTTGCCAAGAGGTTGGCCTTAACCTCGTTGTACATGATCTGAAGCTGTGCTGGTAACTCAGTGGCTTGTTTCACGAAATAAGATGCATGACCTAATTCATCAACGGCCATGTTTAGAACCGTAATATCACCGTTCTCACGGTATAAGGCGAGATACCCCCTCGAACCTTCAAGTTCCTCTCGTATGTGATTGTTTACGTATGTAGCGTCCATGATAGCCTCCTTAAAAAGGGGCCCGAAGGCCCCAAAATATCACATAGACTCTATGCGTCTACTCAACTCATGAAGCTGCATCTTAAGAGAGTCTTTCTCACTGGCATCACGGCTGGTATATCGTCCCATTGAGTCTCTGCCTCTACGGTAGCTACCACCATCGTACATACGACCTGATCTCATGTTACCGTAATATGAAGCATCCTCATCCCAGTCGATATAGTCATCCATAGCCTTCTGTGTCTTGAGCTTAGACCACATCTCAACAAGCTTGTGAGTTGCATCCAACTGAGCGCCATCCACATGGCCTCTTTCTGCTATGTCCTCGAGTTCATCCTCGATTAACATACAAAGTTTCTTTTCCCAATGTCCCATGATCTCACCTCCTTTATGCTACTCGTATAATTTCAATGTTGCCGTTCCGTATAAGCACGCCATCAGCCGGTGTCGGGTTTACATCCGTCGGCGGGGCTACAGCTCTTAACGAAACTGAGAAGCTTGCACCTCTCGGGACAGTCACTGTTGCTATGGAGGTTACGTTGTTAAACTCCTCCACTGCTGCCGGCGTTGAGATTGCTACACTTGACGGTCTGGGTTCACCATTCACAGTCAGTGCCACTGCAATCGCGCCTACAGTGTCTCCTTCAGGTACAGCTATGTTACCATTGAATTTTACGGTATATCTTGCGAATGGAGCGTAAGGGTTATTGACGATACCACGCAGAATAAAAACCCCAGAACCGTTTTCAAAGTATATATTACTGTTACGGCAAGGGGTAGAAGCGGTGAACGTTGCTGCCTGATTAAGCGGTACATTCTGCTCTGCCACTGCTATATAATCTGACATAAGTATCACCCCCTTAGAAGCTTCCATTGCCGAAGCCTACGTATCCAAATCCGTTATTAGGACCGTAGAACGGGCCATAGTTGTAACCGTACGGATTGGCTACGCTGTATGAGGGTATGGGATAGGGAGCAACTCTATTGACAATATACTGCGTCTGAGCGGCATTGTCAGCGACAAGAGCTGCTGTCTGTGTTGCCTGCGACTGCGCAAGGTTAAGCATGTTAACCTGTGTCTGCAGTGCTGCAATCTGTTCGTTCTTTGCATCGATCTTATCCTGGCACATCATATCCTTAATGGACTGGATACCAGCGGTTACATTGTCTCTGTTAGCTGCTGCCTCGCGTGAGATAAGCGCCTGGGTTTCTGCGGTAGCCAGACGGTTCTCGCAACAGCACTGATCCATGCTCTGCTGTAATCCAAAGGTTGCCTTCAAAGATTCGATTTCGTTCTCGTACGCGGTCCTCATGGAATCCATCGCACGATTGCAACCGGATACTTCTGCATTAGCGAATCCTGATGCCACAGAAGACTGAATCTCACTCAGCTCGTTCTGGATAGAATTCTGGTCGAAGCCCTGCTGCATCTGTGTAGCAAGCTGGTTATTAGATGTAAGAAGCCACGGGAATGCTCCACCATCGAAGCCATTGCCTCCCCAGCCTCCTCCGAAGCCTCCGAACATTGCAGCGATAATGAACAGAATAAGCCATGCTCCATCGCCTCCGAAGAATCCGTTACCTCCGTAACCATAGCCACCTGCTGGTGCTACTGGCATATACATGCCGTTTCCGCCGTTCTCTAAGAATGACATAAGCGCTCCTTTCCTCTGTCATCACGACAGTAGAAGTGCTATCCTTATAGAGAGTTCTATAGGGTGAGGAGGATAGATACAATAAGTTACATATATTTAGTCGTTGGTGGCCACCTTTGACATAAATATCATCTTCCTCGTCCGCCCATAGCGGCATTAGCGAATTGTGAAGCAAAGTTATACTGCTTCTGCGTCAGTTTACCGCTATTCATAAGATACTGAATAGCTCCATCTGGATCATTTGCGTATTGCTGAGGTATGTTTAAACCTCTTTGCGCCATGAACTGCATCGGATTCTGTTGAAAGTTTCCGTACTGAGACATCATGTTCTGTCTGGATCCGAATGGATCATTCCTGTTTTGTTGACTCATTGTCTTCCCTCCTTTGCTTGTTGTTGAACTTTTTATGTGAATTATTGTTTCCGGTGCTCTGCTGCTTAAGAGCCATTACCTCTTGCGTTAGCTGAGATAATACACCGGTTAGTTCACTCATTTGATCTACTGTTACGTAGTTAGCAAGCTTTTTATTTTCAGGAAGAAGTGACTCAAAGTCCACTTTCTGTCGAGGATATGCCTCATATATAGGCTTCTCCATCTGTGAGAATCCTTGTGTCTTGGTATAAATATAACCAGCCATCTCATCTTCGAAGTACATTCGTATACCTGGTTGTACTGGGTATTTGAGTACTTCTTCGATCGAAGACACTGGAACCACGCCTCCGTACGTGATCGGCTTCTGCTGGACATTATTATCCACAGTCATAGCATTTGGATTTGGTTGCCCAAAATAATGAGGTTGTAAATACGGGTTTGTTGTCATATATCATCCTCCTTTGCATATATGTATCGTACTTCTTCGTCTCCACTATCCCAGGTATCGTAATAGTCACCGTTTACCACCGCTACAACATGTGTGCCTGTTGCTAAAATATAACTGGCATCAATATATTTATACATGTTGCAGAAGTCTTTAACAGTGAATCTATGTGGTACGTCTGCATATGGTGGGTTGTAACGTTTGTATCCAATATCACGGAGGTAACTATCCCATACAAAGTTTGTTGAGCTCATACCCTTTAAATCAAAAGAGTATATGCATAAGGATAGCTGAACATAATCCCAAGAATGTCCTGTAGCGATTGCTATAGCTCTTACTACACAATCGTCTATCTCATGATTTCTTGGATTTGGATTCGTGTGCATGTACATAAATATAATCCTCTATATGTAAGCGCTTATTATCATAAGTTAATTCGGTATAAATACCTCATAGGCAAAAAATACAGGCGCCAAAATAAACTGCGACGCCTGTGAGATTGAAGGAAAAATAGTAATGGAATGGGTTAATCAACAACCTCGACTTCCTCAGCTTTTACCCACTGACCATTGTCAAGTAGATATCTGATTCTGTCGCCTTTCTTGCCATAGTACTCAATATCCATGACAAAGTATTCTTCACCGTTTGCATCTTTTACCTTGTTAGGCATGCTTTTGTTCCTCCTTTGGGGTGATTGAGAAATGTGTATGAAAAATAAAAGAAGAGACATCTTTTTCTTCTCTCCTCTATTATAGAAATAAATTTTTACGCGAATCCAAATATCACTTCTTATACACCTTCCTTATCTGGATAAGCTTCTCAATACACTGTCGAGTATCCTCTCGGATCATATCCTCGAACTCAGGCGTCCTGAACTCATCCCTTGACACAAGCTTACGTATCAAAGACACTAACTTATCTTGCTTGATTTCTACGTATGCAGGCGACGCATTAATATGGTTGAATGTTATCCAATCTACATATTCGTCATACACCGCCTCCACCACATACTTACCAAGCCACTGATTGTATCCTTCGGGCTTGGGCATGGAGGACTCTACGCCCTCCAGATGCACCCTTGTCCACTCAAGCTGCTGTCTGATTATGTCCCGCTCCTGGTCTGCTGCACCTAACTGGACAGCTGATGTATGTATGTTGAGTATTCCTTTCTTCGCTAATATCACCGCAATCACTGCTATAAATGCTAAGAATATTAACACTATAGCAGCGTTCGATGATACCAGCACGTGCTCTACTGTTTCGTACATTTTCTGTTCCTCTCACTTTACCCATATATCACTGGCAAGCCCCGTGTGCATCGGATGTATTGCGTAGAACCTCTCCGGAGGTAGCATGAAATACTTTTCGTTTCCCAGACAATCATCCCAAGTTGCGTCAATGAAGTAGGTCTTGCCATCAATTGTGACCCTGTTCCATTCGTGGTCTTCGTTTACAACGCATTCACACTCGATTTTTGAGATATCGCACAAAGCCTTGAAGAATATCGAATACCCACAGCATACAACACGCTGATTGAATATCGCATCAAATAGCGTTGTCCTCGCTCTATCCTCGTAGGCATATTCTACGCTATCACAGATATAGTCGTGGATAGCTTTCACTCGCTCTGTCTGGGTTTTCTGCATAAGTCTGAGCTGTCGCTTTATCCTGTGTAACTCGGTCTTTATTGCCTTGTTTCGGGTGATAAGCTTATTAAAGGCTTTGATGGATATTTCGTAGCCTTCATCCAACTTGAAATACCAAGACTTTCCATCAAGGTTATCGTATGGGAAAAAGATAACCTCAATAGCGTTCATTATTCTGTTGTTTGCTTGTAAGACTTCACGCTTGTTTTTAGACCTCTTGCAAGTCCTATAAATCACTCTTGCCCTTGTCTTTTCTTCCGTTGAAGTCTTTCTCCACTGTTTTTCGTTTGAGTCGTTGAATATTGTCATGATGTTCCGCCTTTATATAGTTGTTGTAGACGGTCACCACTTTTTATTCAGAAAAAGTATACTAAATACTCCATCCGATACACTATCGGTGGAGCATTGCATTTCACCATCTACAAATGTGACATTAAAATGATATGTATCAATCAGTTTTTGCACATAAGTCTGACCATTACCAAACTTCTGAGCCAAAATCAAACCAGCGCAGTAATCAGAATATCCTTGTAATGAAATTAAACAAGTGCAGGATTCGGTAATCCCTGTTTTCCAAGTCTGATTTTGTGTTATCCATTCGGATGAAAATTTGCGATATTTGCCAATAATCGCTACTTCATCCGCCATCGCCTCAATAGCTTCGGCGTTGGCAGTGACTTTGCCCTTTTCCGTGTCGTCATAGTCGTTCGTTGACAAACCTTTGCCTGCGACTTTATCGACTTTGTTTGCAAGGGCTGTCTCAATCGCTTCAATCGCTTGTTCTGCTTCTTCATCTTTTATATTATAAGTGTCGTTTCCGACTTTAAACTTTGATATATCAGACATAATGAACCTCCATTTTCTTAATACCTACCCAGCACAATTAAGCACTGGGTAGTAAGCGAATATTTTTTGCCATTACGGTGTTGTAGGAGCAGCAACCGTAACGGTTCCAGCAGTACCTGAGAATACCGGATCTGAATCCAATGCTGCTGTTGCACCAGTCATAACCGCTAAAGATGTTGCAAGTGTTACAAGAGCGCCTGCATCAAACTCAAGAGTCTCTGTAGCTGAGTCATAGGTCATAGACGGAAGTGTACCAGCGTTAAGAACACCCGTTACATTTGATGTAGTCGGAGTTACAGAAATCGACGGTCTTGAAACAGTACCTGCCGGCGTGAATGTGCCTTCTGCTGTGTCTTCATAAGCAAGATCACCAAGAAGATTCTGAATTGCACTGAGATCACCGAACTCCTGCCAAACTGTACCGTCATAGATGAACTCTGCAGAACCGTATATGGCAATATTGCCTTTCTTTGCGGTAACAGAGTCTCCGTTAATTGTGATAACGGGGCTGGTTGTAACACCATCAACAAGCTGTGTTGTGGTTACGCCAAGGAAATCTGAATATGACTCCAGGGCTGCGATTCGTGAACGCGCGTCTGCGTCCTTGATGTCGTAGGAAGTACTACCTACTTTAATTTTGCTGATGTCTGACATATTATTGTCCTCCTTATAAAAAAGATGTATGATTAAGATAGCACTATTACTATCCTAATGACAATGTTTCTTCTGACGCCTCATATTCAGGTGTAGGTGTAAGACCAAGATCCTGGGCTGTCATATTACCTTGAACTGTGTTACCGTCTATGGTAGGTTTGTTCGCAAGGGCATTGTAATCTGTTGTCCCTCCACCACCTCCACCTTGGTTGATCAAATCTATGAGCAAAGACTCTACTCTGGATTGAGGCTTAACAGTAATAGGTTCTCCAGCTATTCCTTGCTCCAATATGGTTTCTACATTTGAAAGTCCCATGATTGTCCTCCTTTATAGTTTCATTTTGAAGATTTTAAGTTGCTTTGAACACCTCTCGTGCTCTTCCGTTCACACCAACGTATATCGCTGTTACTGGTTCTCGATGTCACCAGTTACGTCTATTGCTATTGCACAGTGCATCTCGTGTCCGCCCGAACCCCAGTATCCGGTCGATGTAGATGTGTCGTACGGAAGTACGAGCAAGTACTTGTCACCCACATGAAGAGTCTCCCAAGCTGATGCTTCCGGGAACTGTGTGAGCATATAGAATCTTGTAGCCTCCATTCCATCTATTCTGGTGATCGGAGCATATGAGACTTCTTCGATCGAAGACTTACGGAAGGACGGATAAGCGATTGTACCAGTGCAGCCGTCTATCGTCAATGTCTTAGCATATTCTCTTGACTCGAGGGTTGACAACAAAACAGTTCCCAAATCTGAAGTATAATACACTATTTCCTTATTTTCGATATCATATACAAGCCGCAGTATAGCTCTATAGTTACTAGGATTCCAAAGGCCCTGAACCTGATATGCAAATTCAATGTATATAAATGAATCAAAATTCTTTACATTCCATCGACTAGACAAACCATCGGAACTATTAGCATACTGGAGGGTATTATTGTTCAGCAGACTATTAGCGTTACTCTGAGTTTGCCTATATGGGCTAGTCTTTAATGTTTCCCATAAATTCCAGGCAATAACAGAATTATAAATGTTGGTTGATGCTATGAAACCGAGTTTATAGTCATTGTTTTCACCATCTATGTACATTCCACCAGTCCAATACCGAGTATCTGTGCATATTACTTTATCAAAAGTAATAATATCGTCATGCTTGTTATCAAATATATATTTCTTAAGATAATCACCACGACTTATGAGATCTTCTCCATCCGGAGCATCAACAACATCACTATCGGTAATACATCCCTGAAGTGTTTGATACGATGCATATGTACCTGTAGTATATATGTATATTGTCCTCGTATCTGGTATAATCAAGCTAGGCATAAATATAACCCTCCTATTCTGTTACATCCGCTGTACATTCAATTGCTAACGCGCAGTATGAATCTGAGTAATACGGCAAAACATAGAACTTCTTAGATTCCATTGTAAGTATTGCATCTTCTGCACGAGCAGGGAGCTGAGAAAGCATATAAATTCTCTTGGATTCTGTTCCATCGATAAACTTAAGTTTAGTATACCGTACTTCAGAGTTAGAAGATGTTCTTGTTACTTTATTATACGGTTGCCCATTAGCACCATCTCTTGTAAGCGGCTTAGAATATACATAATGATCTGGCTTCGAGAACTGTATATTAGCTAACTGATCATCGAATACTATGAACTCCTTATTTGTGAAGTCATATAACATGCAAGTACGACTTGTTCCAGTGTTGTATGCAGAGTTATAGCCATTATGATATGTTACACAAAAAGTTTTAAACGATTTTGCATACATTGCACCGTATGAAGTTGACTGGGACCATATAAACGCTCTAAGAAGATTGGTTGACGAATTATAGTCTGCTTTTTTATCAGCAATATGCATATATGCGTGAAACGAGTAATCTCCGATCACACCATTTCTATATCCATAATTTGGATTAGCTTTTCCTGCAAATATAGATGCACATGGATTATTTACCCTATCAAAATATAACGCATATAATCCAAAGCCTTCTCCTTCGCTTCCAACTCGTCCATGGTCAACTATTTCCATATTAGGATATTTACCATCAAATATAACATTTTTAAGATAATCACCTTTGGTCATAGTCTCTTCTTCATAGGTCATATCCTCGTCGTACCTAGCAATAAGCCCCTGTATGCAAATTGGCGTATTGTCACTTTTATTAGTAACACTTTTCCATTCGGGTTTAACAAATGGCATATTATTCTCCTTCCTGATCATTGACAATGACCTCTGTTGTAAATATCACATCAGGGACATACCATTGATCGCCTTCGTACATAAGATCTGCTGTCTTCTGTATACTACCTCCGCCACCGGCCATGATGCCCCAGTAGTTTTTGTTTGTAGGGGCTTTATTTACAGTACCATCTACTTTACAGTAATAGCTTTTCTCATCATAGTGTACAACCTGGTTCTTGTAGTATACAGCAGTAGCATCATATTCTCCACGTTCGGCATATCCTATAACACCCAACTTAACATATCCACTTGGTACAGGCATGTTAATCCTCCTCTCCAACTGTAGGATCTATCATGGGTCTCCAAAACAGCTTATTAAGAGGGTCCATTCCTTTGGCACTCTCTTTAATGCATATATATGGATACCCGTAATAGTGTACAACCTGATTCATATAGTATCGTCTGGTTTTGTCGTATCCTCCGCAATCAGCATATCCGACGATACCAAGCAACGTATATCCTGCTGGAGCGCTCATGATCCACCTCCTGATGGTTGATTATATCCTACGTACAGAGCAGATGTTTCAGGATCCAGATAGAAGTCTATACCAAGAGACTGTATCTTAGCCCACATGGTAGCGCACTCATCAGCTGCTAATCCAGCCTGCTCTGAATAATATTTTGCATTGTTTGTATCTGACGGTTCTCCCGGTGTACCAGTTGGTCCTATTGCCCAGTCATGAACTGTTGATATAGTCTCTGCTGCCTCATCAGCGGCGTCCGCGGCATCAGAAGCACTTGAAGCGGCATCAGTAGCAGAGGCAGCAGCAGCTGCAGCGGACGCAGAGGCATCTGATACAACCGAAGCCGCCTGCTGTGCATAGTATTTAGAGTTATTCTGATATGCAGGATCTGTAGACGGTATATCTACTCCGTTCCTAGTTCCTTTAGCATATGACTCTGATACCAATGCCTGCTCTGTAGAATCAGCAAGTATCTCTGCCGCTATCTGTGCAATGATCTGACTTATTTCCTGTGTAACAGGTATATCAGTATGCGAGATGATAGTATCGTCAGTCAACGCAGCTGGTTCAATGTCCAAGATAAAGTTTGCAGTTGCAATCTTTACGTTTTCTCCTGATGTAAATATCAGTTCGACTCTCTGCTCACCATCGAATACTGTCATCTGATCTGTAAGCATTACAATACAACGATTACCAGTTCTTTCTACACTGTAAATAAAACCGGTCTTATCTTTCTTTGTTCCCTGTACATAGCAGTTAGAACCAGCAGGAGGTGTCCAAGGATCGTTCTCGTAGTACAAATCTACATATATAGGCCATCCTTTTTCATACTGAGACACCTTTGCTCTTTGCGGTACTTCTATACCAGGTACCATGTTAACCTTAATATAGCGTTCCATAGGACTCCTCCTTTATTTTATACAAGACCGAGCAGATACTCTTCAAACGCTTCCTCATCCTGTTTGGCTATAGCCTTGTTTTCCAAATATAACTCGTTGTCAACAATTGTCTTAGTTATTGACGGCTGCTTGTTTACATCTATATATCCGTTAAACGAACATATAGGTTTCTGAATCCCTTCATCTGTAATAACGGACTGTGCATTTGCATTTATTGTAGCGTTTACCTTTGAAAGCATATCTTATACCTCCTAATTTTGAAGTAAATTGGTTAATGTTTTAATCATGTCTTTAAGCTCGGAGATTTCTCTCTCGTGCTTCTGAATCATAGAGATGTGAAGGGCATGTAACTCCTCGTAACGAAGCTTATAGTATTCTACAGGCGTATACTGTTTCATTTCTGGTGAAAGATCCTCGTCGTTTAAGGATGATTCATGGTTCACTATATGATATATGCCACTTGGATATACTTCATTAACTTCCTGTGCTATTAGACCAAAGCGTATTTCGTCATCTTTACCTTGTGAATCAACACCTTTGTTGAATCTATATGACACCGGACGCAAACTCATATATTGTTTAGCAACGTTCTTAAGATCTGTAACAGTATTCTTCCATCTTCGATCAGAATCGTCACCACCACCATGTATCCATTTAACATATCTGGCAGTAGCGCCCATATCGTCTTTATCGTAGTCTACACCTTCTTCGCCCATGCTTCTACGACAGTTCTTAAACATGATACGACGCTTATTTGTATTCCAATACTTTGCTGTGATCTTATTTGTACGCATCATATCGGTTGTAACTTCACCAGAATCCTCATCATATGGTGACAAAGCTTCGTAAAAAGATAGATGATAGTAATTTATAACTTCTGTTTGTGTAGAAAAAGAAGTTGTCCAAACACCGTCTGGTCTATAACATTTAAGAATTGTTCCTGCCGTATCGCCTATGTAGAAATATCTTGATGCGCCATTAACACTACCATCATGCACCTCTATACCTAACATATACGATACTATAGATGGTAAGATTGTTAATTGACCACCGCTGCTATATCTAACTGTAAATGGCATCCTATACATAGTAAGTTCATACATTAAAAGATTATTTGAAGAATACCCTTTAATGTAGCCATACTGAGATTCAAGATAGTATCCATTACCGTCAGTATTAGTACTAAGTTTCTTAACTATAAGATCATTAACGTTTATTCTTTGGGCACTTACAAGTCCGGTCTTTATATTGTCGCCACTTATTATAGTTCTACCATCTGACAAATTGTCTTTAAAGACACAAACACCTTCAAGTTCAATAACGCCAGATGCCTGACGTTCGGAACCATCACCGTATTTTGTTGTGATAGTGATGCCGGCATGTCTCTCTCCTTGTATGTCACTTGGACTTGTCACTCTTAAACTTATCTGACTTGGTGTTTGGTCAATGATTGACTGATCTCCAGTTGACCTGGCAGATACTTCCTGTATAATCTGGTATCCAAGCTGAGTAATATTTGACTCACAATAGCCATCAAGTCTTGTTGTCCATGATTCGTCGCCGGGATTTGCAGTTGCCGTATGCGATCCTGTTTCATCATACCATCTAAAGTCATGTCTTCTTGCAAATCTCTTCCTACGCCATGTCCAAGTACCAGCAACCTGGACACTTTCCCACGCATATCCGGTTTCTTCATCGAAATAGTTGTAGTTGGCGAGCTCCTCAGCATTTTTCTTATTTGCTTCCGGTGTACCATAACCATACAGTTCCATTCGCCAACCTTCACCATAAATAGCAGCACTACCTGTTAGTGGTACCATATTCCATGATGAAGAGTATGAGGCAACTGTGGATTTAATTTCATCCTCAGTCATTCTTAACTGAGAGCCCATGCGACCATCAGTACGGTCAACATACGCTATTATAGAATCTTTACCAACAACAATACCTGCTCTGTTTACCTCTGTTTTCTCACCAATCGCAGCCAGTGTAGCAGCGAGATTAGGGCTTGGATCTCCTACCTCAATATTCTCGTTACATCCATCAAGGACATTATATGTAACCTTAATGACCCTTGCTTCCTTCTCGATACCATATTCGCTAAATATCACGGTAATAGTATCTCCAAGTTGTACTTGTTTAAGGCTCTCAGCAACAGTCTCATACCCAGATACTCCAGTAAGATCAACTGGACTAACTGATATTGTGATCTCAGGCTTGCACATAAAGTCAAAGTCTTTTATTGCTTCAGAAGCTTTTAAATTTACCTGCTCTTTTGTAGGCATTTTGATGTCAGTGTCACCATACTTACTCCATGATTCTTTCTCCTCATCTGTGAAGTAAGATTCCACGTTCGTAGCCACTATACGCTCATGTGCAAAGCTTTCATGGCCGGTTCCATAGCATATATCGCCAAGAACATTGATTGGTTTGCCATCGTCCGTATCCGCGTGTACATATGGGAAGATACCGGTAACCATATTTGTAAGATTTGAATCCTGATTTATATCGGATACATTCTTACCATATACATAATGTACATGTCTTTTATCTGTTCCAAGACCCGGAGTAAGACATAGATTATAGTTGTCTATATCCCACTCTGCTTTTTCATAGAAGTCTTTGGATAAAAGCATACCATCGCTATCACCCATTACCTCTCTCATTGATGTTGGCTCTTTAAGAGTGAATATTGTAGCATCCCTTGGTAATATATCGGTGAATGTGAACGGACTATGTATACCGTTTGGTACACCTATTGTATTCATAGCATCTAAAATGCCGTCTATACCGCCAACCTGATTTGTAAACGGTTGTAATGGTATGTCACCAGTCATATAGAATACATGTTCTGCATCTATAGTGACCGATAGATCTATTGGTTCTGATATGGAGTATATTTTAAACAGCTGATAGTTTTCCTTATCAGGAACTTTGGCAGCTATAACGCTTTCAAGACCAATACTTCCGAAATGAATACCTTCCACCGGATAGCGCATGGTCAGTTCATATGCCCCATTTATTTCTCGTGTTACTTTAACCTCCAGGGCATCTGTTAAAACTCCTATGCCAACGCCATTTGGTTCTGATGTTCCTTTTGGATATAAAATAGGAAAGCTCATAGTATCCACCACCTTGGTATAAGCTTAACGCCATTTGTAGATATTACTGAACCTAATCGCTGTATCTTAACAGCATTCTCTCCAGGTTCAAGTAATGCCCATTTTTCTTTATTTACTGGATAAATAATCTCATTACAGTTTATTAATTCTCCAGTTTGTACCGATGTTCCGTAAGCGTTCAGATTTTCAGTATCAATCGTTAAGTCAGATATCTGAGGTCCTATAACATCTCTCAATGTTATCTTGTATGAACCTATTGTAATGTAGCATCCTATGACACTTAAATCTGTAATATGTATCAACGGATTAGATGCAAATGGTGTTGCATTTCTTACAATGTTGTCACCAGTTATTGCAATCTCTTCCTCTCCGCTTTTCAAAAACCGTTCGGGCCGTGCTTGAAACTGAAGCGTGAATGACCCGAACGTAGAAGAATAATATGCGGAAACATCGAGAGGTCCCTGGAACACTGCCAATCTGAATGTATCGGGATCGTATGTATCCTCCAGCCGTTTGTAGCCGGCTTTGCTAAGCAAATAGTTCCTAAGAGCCTCTACGTTTCCTCTGAAGTTAGAAGGAATCCAACAACTATACTCAACCGTAATGTTTGCAAAGGTACCTTTATCACGTGCCAATGATCCATTACGGCCTGGTATAGTTATCAAATCCACATTTCTTTGAGGAGCAGAGAACGTCTTATCGCCACTGCAATACAGCTTAAAGTCCGCTAACGATTTACCGTCAAATATAATCCAATTCTTTGGGTTTCTGACATAACGTTCTTCTGTTGCTATACTCATATCCTCTGTCTCCTATCCATCTGTCTCTGGATCTCGCCCATAACCATCTGAGCGATCTCACGAGAGTTGCTACCCTGTGGCGGATTGATAATAATCTGAGTGTCTCCGTACGTGTTATTCGTAGTCTCTCCACTCACACCGCTAAGGGCTTTACTGAGCATACTCCACTCACTTTGTGTTGCTGTTTGGCCTGCAAGCGTGCTAGAACGCACTGCTATATCGCCATTTCCGAGCATAGAATTGATCAAACTATGCGCATTTTGAAGCTCGTCGAGATCAAGTACCGGCTTGATTGTCCACTCGTCTTCGGTAGGTAATGTATTTGCCAGATCGTCTGATAACCGCTGTGCATATGCGATAAGACTGTTAGACAGTTCATCTACTTCGTCTGTTGCACGGTATGCGTTATTACTGAATCCTAAAGCTAAGCCCTCAACAGCCATATTGCCGATCCATTCGAATGCTCCGGACGGTGAATTTATATCCAATGACTTTTTAGCACCTAACTTGGCAGCATTTCCTAACCCGACACCTGCTTGTACAACTTTTGACACTATACCGCCAGTCATACCGTCTACTAAACCGAGTACCGAGTTTTTCCCGACATAATTCATAGCCATTTTATAAGCATTCTCTTTACCGACAACTGCAACTGCAGCGTCCTTAACAGTGCTAGCGATTTTGGCCATAAGCGGATTCTTGATGAAGACATCTATATTATTGAGAACCGCATCTCCTATGGTCTTTATAGACACTGTTACCTGATTCTTAATAGGCTCTTCCTGATTCTTTATAGACTTTGTTGCCTCTGATCCAGCGTCATTGATAGATTTAGAAACTTTAGCATTCTGTTTACTTATCTCATCCTCTACCTCTGCTATAACACCATCAACGGTATCTCTACCAGCGGTTCCAGCTGCAATTGCCACTGATCCAAATGCTTCATCAGCGCCTATCTCAGACTGCTTATCAACCTGTTCCCACATCTGATTGACGTGGTCTATCTGAGCGGATGTTATACCGGCTGCGGTCATCGCCGCAACTTCTGCGTACGAGTTTATACCCTGAGATGCCATATACTCTATGATGTCTTTACTGTAGCCCATCTGCTGCATCTTCTTCATCATCGCACGCCACTCATTGAGCTTCGTTACATTGCTTTCAAGGTTCTTTGTCATATCCTCAAAAGACTTCTTCTCTCCTTCATCGAACTTGTCAAATGACTGTAATGCCGACTTAAGAGATGATGCGATGTTGTTTCTGAAATCTTTGAGAGAACTTGTTATATTGTCGAGGTTCTCCTGTATAAGCTCAGATACATCTACTCCAGTTGCTTTTGCCTGTGCCTCTAACTCTTCAACGTCTATGAGTGTGAGCGCGTACTGCTGCAAAGCAGAAATTGCTCCTTTCATGCCCGTATCAGCGTCAAGGAATGTAAATGCTCCAGATATATTCTTAGCAATCTTCTTTAACGTACGATCTGCTTTAGAAGCATCTTTGCCAAACAATGTCTTGAATTTCTTCTCAACACCATCTACAACTTCTCGCATAACGTCACTGGTTTGTTTAAACTGTGTAACATTGCTTATGTTAGCATTTACAAATTCTTTCTGAGCTTCTTTACTATCTTTCTTCAGGGCCTCATAGTCATAAATATCATTTGCAAGACCCTTCTTATTAACTGCAAGAACATCTCTCCAGCTCTTTACCCATGCTTCAGCAGATACCTCTCCTCCTTTGACAGAGTAATTCTGCCATATAGACAATATCTGATCGTCTTCAAGCTCGGTTTCGACCTTCTTAGCGACTCCTTCATACCCATACGATCTAAACATCATTGCCAACGTACGTCGGTTTGTTAAAGCCTGCTTATAGTCTTTCTTCTGCTGTTTAAGTTCTTTCTTGTAGTCTTCTCCTGTCTGTGTATACTTCTCGGACAGTTTGTCCATGCTTCTTACTTCTGAATATACTGCTTCCCTAATGGCTTTCTCTTGCTCTTTCCACCATTTGGTTACATCTTTAGTCTGATCTTCAGCTTTCTTTCCAAGCCATTCCTGCCTCTGAGATTCATCAAGCGATTCCATGTACGCTTTTCTTATAAACTTCTCAAATGCATCAGTAGCTTCTTTCGATTTTGAAGTAGAAGCATCTACGTAACTCTCAAGTGCCTTAGACATTCCTTTAGACTTGTCCATAATGACATTAAAGTCTAATTTGTTAAATGCTTTGCGGAATGCTTTGTTAAGTTTCTTTCCAGTGTACTTACTCCAGTCGTTAAGACCCATGTCGAAGTTCTTATCGTACTTAATACTCTTGAGGTATTCCTTATTGTACTTCTTGCCGTCTTTGCTTATGCCTTTAAGTAAGTCTTTCTGAGCTTTTAACTCAGCTTTTCTAGCTTTTACGGCTCTCTTATTAGCTTTCTCAAACTGTTTATCGTTCATTGAGTTAAGCACAGCAACCTGCTGGTACGATCCTTCCATACCAGCGTCTATGAAGTCACTTATTATTCTTGGATCAAGTCCGCGCTTCATCAAACGCTGTAATCCAAGTTCCCATTCGCTAACAGCAATAAGATTATCCTTAACATTCGTAAGCATCTCTTTAGAAGTTAACGTAACAGTACGATTAAACTCACTAAATACTTCAGTCGCTCTCTTTATGGTCTTAGTCGTCTTCTTGGTCTTGTCATCAGCGTCGCCCATTCCCTTTGTGAAATTAGCAACGCTATCTCCTGTTTCATCCGTCTGCTCTTCGGCGTCTTCTTCTTCTCCTAAGAATCGTTTAAGCATGTCTGCTAATCCACCAGTGGTATCATTAGCTTTCTCAAAGGCAGCTCTTTGTCTCTCAACAGAATCTGTAAGAGCATCGTTCCATACGACGGTATCTTTAACACCTTTAAGTGTTACGGAATGCTGACGTTCGAATTCGATTGCCTGCTTAAATCCAGTTCCTTTAGAGTATTCATTAAATAACTCATTCTCAGCTTTCTTTCTAGCGGCTTCTTCGTCAAATGAACTGGTAACTCTAAAGAAAGCAGAGTCACCTACACCGCCGAATATTCCTTTAAAGCCGTCTACGAACGACTGACCAAACAGTTTACTACAGGTATCTCCAAGTCCACTGAACTTATCCTTGTTCTTATCTACGAAACCTTTAATACCGTCGAATAATGACTGACCGATATTCTTCTTCTCAACGCCTTCCTGAGCAGCCTCACCAAGATTCTCTCCTGATTTCTCAACATCTCCAGCGCTATCATCCATACCTCCAGAAACAGAAATACCTATCCATTCACCTATAGCACCAAATAACGGTGAGAATGAATGTACTTGCACTCTATTTCTTAAAGATTCTTCAATCTTAGCGCCAAGTCTTTCAGCTGATCCTTCTACAACAGAGAATGAACCTTCAATGCCACCGGCCACAGACTTACCGATCCAATCACCGATGTCTCCGCCGTTAACTACAACGTCCCAGAGAGCCTCTAAGCCCATCGATATAGCATTTGCTATTGATAATATCAGATCATATATAGTCTGAACTAACTGTATACCTCTATCATGTACGATAGTTATGAGCATTTCCAAACTCTGGTCAATTGTTGACAAATATCCTATAGCCATTGCGTTGATCATTGAAGACACGCCAGCGCCTATAGAATATAACACAGTAATGATGCTCTTTCCTATAGCTTTACCCTGTTTACGTATTGCTTTGTATATGCCTTTTGCAACATCAACTATAAAGTGCTTTAATCCTTTACCGAATTCTGTCAATGCTTCATTTATAGTATCTTTATTTCTTACCAAGAACTCGCCGAATCTCTCCAGTGCTATCTCTGCAAGATTTATACCAGCACCTATCAACACAGCAGCTGCTCCAAGACCAAATAAAGCAAGGGTTAATGCTGCTGCAATCGGTATTACGGCTAATGCTGCACCAGGTATAAGCGCTAATATAATCATTATACCGCCTAATACAGCTGACACTATTGCTAATGCACCTGCTGCCTCGATCAAACCGTCAACATTTTGATTAGCCAAGTAACCTATAGCCATCGCTAACGGTATCATAGCGGTAGATAAAACAATCATTGCTCCTGCTAATGCTATAAGAGCTAATGGATTTAACATTGGCAGATTTGCCATTACACCAATCGTTACTGCAAGAACAGTAAACACAAGTGACAATGCTCCAGCTGCTGCTAATATAGACTTCCAGTTAAACTGTGCAAGCATACTTAATGCTAATGCCATTGGTAATATTTCAACCGACATAGCAGCCATTGCTGCAACCAATGCAAGCAAACCTAATGGATTAGTTACGGGCATATTACTCAATGCTATTACGACTAAAGCAAGAGCTCCAAACAGAAGAGCCATAGATGCCGCTGCTGAAATAGTGTTTGCCCAATCCATCTGTGCTACGGCAGCAAGAGCTACACTTATTATTAACATACTTGTTGATACTGCCAACAATAATGCTGATATTTTTAGTATATTTGTTATGCTTCCAGCATGTATATTAGCTAATACATCTACTACTAATGCCAATGCACCCATGAGAATTACCATACCAGCAACAGAAGCTAACATACTTACCATATCAAGTTTAGCAAGTGCAGACAGAGGACCTGCCATAGTAACCATAGCTCCAGTTAATGCTCCTATAAGTATTGCTACTTTGATAGCATTGCTAAAGCTATTTACTTTTGTCTTTGACATAACCTTAACAGAAAGTAATAACACTCCCATCATAGCGCCGAGACCTATTACTGCAGCTGTTAGTTTCTGCCATTTAAATTTTGCAATACTGCTTAATGCTCTGGCCATTGTAGCCATAGCTTTTGCTAAAGTACCAATCAACAGTATAACGCCTAATACCTTCGTTATTTTTGCTGATCTGTATCCTTTAGCTAATTTAGCCATTTCTATGACTATTATACCAAGAACAGTCATTAACCCGGCTAACATTAAAGCTGCCATGGACATTGACAGCCAATCTCCACCACTAGCCAGCAATATAGTTTTCATAGCACTGGCTATACTGCCAATAGCTATAGCCATTGTAATAACTGAAGCGGAAACACTCAAAGCATTTACTTTCTTTAATGTTTTTCCTAAACTTGCTACTACTATAGCCATGGTGGCTAATATGCCAACAATAGTTACTGCTGACAATATCATGTTTCCAGGATTATCTTTAGCTAATGCAGTTAATGCGCTTATTGCCCCTGTCATTGCTATAATAATAATAGTCAAACCAGCAAGCGATGCTAAAGATCCTTTAAAGTAATGCGACAATACCATCAATCCAGCCAGTACAGCCGTTAATATACCAAAGCTAACACCCAATGCTGTGAGCTGGGTATTATCTAATCCTGTTATAGCTGCATTTAATGCTTTCAACGCCGCAACAAATGCCAACATAGATATCGGTATGGATATAAGGATCACAGCTGCTTTTGCTCCATGCTGGGCAAATGTAGATAATACCAACATAGAACCCATTATAATAACCATAATAGCTAATAAACCTGCTAATTGCTTAAACGCAGATACTGCATTTTGAATGGCTGTTTGATCCTGGCCAATCTTCCTTAGATACTCTATGAATAGTATGAATGCTCCTATGGTTCCTACCAATATTAAGCATGCTCTTATGGCATTTCCAGCCAATTTAGATACTGCTATAATAGCAGCTAATCCGCCAGCCACTTTAAGTAGCATTGTTCCAACAATATCCTTACTTGCTGTTGCAAGTACCTTAAATGCATCTCCTATTTTAGAGATTGCTTTTCCTAATGCTACTACTATGTCCGGAAGAGCCTTCAATACGACAGCTAAAGCTAACGCCGTTACTGCAAGATTAAGAATTCCTAAAGACAATCTGTTTAGAACTTTAGAAGCAACCCAAGCTATCGCAATTAGCGATGCTCCAGATGCAAGTACAATAAGCATTTTCTTTAGTACATCTATAGTACTTTCAATTTTAGGAAATGCTTTTATCGCCTTTACAAGTATAAATATTCCAGCTGCCATGCCTATAAACGCAGCACCTAATGCAACCAATTTTACAGTCATGCTTGCAGCATTACCAAACATTGACGCTGCAACAGCTATTCCTGAGACAACAGCTACCAGTCCACCAATTGATGCTGCTATGATAGCTATTTCTGTTGGAGTAGCAATTTCTTTAAGCTTAATTATGGCATATGTTAGAGTACCAATCATTGCTATAACTGTAAGTATGAAACCGGATAGTGCGTTTATTTTTCTGATTTCTCCGATCATATGTATCGCAGATTCCATAGCAGAAGCTGATTCTATCAAAGTTTCTCTTTGTTTAAGAACATACATCAACCCTGCTATAGCAAGAGTAATTATAGCTATTCCTGCGGCTATTGATACAAATACCTTCCCATCTTTACCTACAACCTTTGTTAAAATAACGCAAGCTGCTGCTAAAGCTAATATGGATGCCGCAATAGTTCCTATAAATGTGGCTTCTGCTTTAAGTACCTCAGCACGACCCATGCTCATTAAGAATGAAGATACACCATTGCTAAGTACATTTAACCAAGCAAGCGGGTTTACATTAGCTATCAATGCGAGTTTCGATACGGTAGATGTTATTAGATTTACCATCCTTTCAAGACCGTATGTCATCAATGCAAGTATGGTCATAAGATATATTGCTGATGGATTAATAGTAGCACACATCTGACTTATACTGTTTCCGATTTCCAAGAATATATTGGCGATCTTACTAGCTCCAGTGCCAAACTTACTTATTATAAGCCCCGCATTAGTCATATCGTCCGTAATATTCTTTATAGCATCTTGATTGTTTGTTAAAAGACCCATTAATATACCTGCTAAATTAGAAACCATCCAGCCAGTATATTTAATTATAGGCCATACATCATTGCGAAGAAAATCAATGATGCTCTTTATTTTATTTATAGCCTTTGTTACAAAGCTACTTACTTTACCGAATATATCATACTTAAATAATATACTGATAGCCGCTGCTACTGCTGCTATAGCAGCTGCAGTCTTTATAAGATTGAATCTTGTAACAATAAGATATGCCAATATAATCGGCAATATGATCTTAGCTAATGGAATAAGTTTATCCATAACGTTTTCAAGAGCGCCAGACGTTGCTAAATATTCCAATCCTTTCTTTACAGCTGTTAGTACACCATTAATGACTACCAATATAATTTGAATAGTCCTGGTTAAACCAAATAATACTATTTGCAACGGTGTTAAATCGGTTTTAACTCCGAACAATATTTTAAGTACATTACCTAAAGCAGTACCAATTTCATGTACGGTCGTATTCATTAAACGGAAGTCAAAGATTAATTGAGGTATAAGATCAGCAGCAGCTCTACCTATTATCTTAAACATCTCAATTACATTATTGAAAGCTTTTTGGATTCTTTCATTGGTTGTAACTAACTTAATGCCAACTCTTATCATTAAAGTTCCTATTTTTATCCACTTGTTAAGCTCTTCTATAGCAGGCTTCAATGCAATATGGATATTGTCAATAGTAACTCGAAGATCATTAAAAACATCAACCATATCGGCAAGATACTCTGTAGCAATATCAGCTCCAATTCTTGACAATGCAGCTTTCATATTGGCCATTGAACCTGTGAACGTCTTATTTGCGTCCTTAGCATGCTGACCAAATGCACTATCCATTGCAGTAGCGAAAGTATTGAAATCAATCTTTCCTTTAGTTACCATCTCTCGAACCTGTTGTTCAGTTTTGCCAAGATACTTACCGATCTCAGCAGCAGCATTCAAACCACGAGCCTCAAGCTGTCTAAGCTGCATGGTCATAAGTCTTCCCTGGCCTGCTACTGTTGTAAATATTGGAGATATTTCTTCGTACGATGTATTTGCCATAGCGGCAACACCTGAAATACCTCTTAAGGCTCCTTTCATGCTATCTCCAAGCTTTACACCTGAAGCTACCAACTGTGAAGCAGCCTTTGCTGCAGAATCAAGGCCAAACGCTGTTCCTGACACTGCATAGTCAATGTCGTCTTTTATGTCATCCCAAGCAACTTTTAAACCATTAAGCTGAAACTTAGCGTCCTCTATATTAAGAGCTCTTCTCCAGCCTCCAGACTTAATCTGAGCAATAGGTTTGTTTATAAATGACACCAATGACAATAATGCTTTTTCAGCACCTCTTGTTATATCCTCTATAACAGTTTTTCCAGCGATACCAAATGTCGAGAATCTTTTTTCTAAAGCTGATATAGATCTCTCCATGCTGCTAAAATCAACTTTAGATATTTTTTTCTGAAAGTCTCTAAGACCCTTAGAGTTATCAAGATCATTAACAGACTTATCCAAACGATTAAGTGAGTTTATCGACTGGTTTACGTTATTCTCAAATTGCTTATTATTAAAGCGCATTTCAACAACGCGCTCGTCGATAGTAACTGCCATGTTCTCACCCTCCTATTGTTTCGCGCCATAGATCATTTGCCATTTTCTCAAATACTGGTCTTAATGCTGGATTAATGTAATCAATGCCTTCTACATATCCACCATTACCAGTGGCATGACCTAATTGTAGCATAATAGCTACGTTGAAATAGTCTTTAATGACGTTTGAATTCTTAAAGACTATGGATATTTCTTTATCTGTTTTTATAACCTCATAGCTCCAACTATCTCGAGTGAAACCAGAGTCTACGGGCGTAGCATTTCGTAAAGCTTCTACACCCATTTCGCCATACCGCCATAACATTTCCCACTTACCGACATCAATACTCTGTTTAAGAATATCAAAAGTCTTTTCAAATGATCCTTTAGACTTGAATGAAATCAGTTTAGCCATGTCAATATCCTCCGGTACTATTTTATGCCTTTCGCTCTATGCATCTTATTCAACTTAGCGTAGTGAGCAGCAGTTTCCTGGGCAGACATCTTCTTAGGAGGCTGCTGTTTAATGGCGCATACCTTAATTAGGGTGAGAAGAGAGTTAAGGTGCCATTTAGCATAGTCTGATGGTATGCTAAGAGCGATCATATCAGCATATATAGTCTCTGCGGTCTGTACGGGAGCAGGTCTTTTAGGCTCATCGTTATCATCACTAAACCATGTGGCGGTCATAGGATCTTCTATGTATTGCTTAATAATAGGCATATATTTTGAAGGAATGTAGTCGTATACTAACGGATTAACTCCTTTATTAATAGTCATGCAACGTACGTAGTCTTTTGTTTCCTCCAGTGACTTTTCTCCTTTGCTTGCATCAAGGAATGGTTTATGCCAATGCTGCTCCCACTTCTGAATAGAAAGGAGAGAATGCTTAAGTTGCAATGTAGTTTCACCAAACAATGTCTTGAATTCGTTTTTATCTTCGTCATAGGTTTCCACCTCGGGGATTGTGATTTCCAATGTCTCTTGCATTCTCTCTTACCTCTCTTTGTTATTACTGAGCACCGCCGTCAATCACGGTAAGCCCTTTAGCCTCTATGTCGGCTGCCTTCTTGTTCATCTTCTCTACGAACTCATCCATATCCTTCGGAAGCAGAGCATTGATGAATTCGCTCATCTTCTTGTCGTCAAGAACAAGTTCTGTAAACAGCGCATCAAATGCCGGAGAGCACTCGAATCTGTCTCTTATCTCCTGAGACTTCATAAGATGCTTACCATCCGGACTCTTCTCGCCATATGCAAGAAGGATAATTTCACGAACAGTATTCATGATTTCTTTGCCACTATGAGCATCGACAATATTCTTCAGATACTGCTCAAATCCTCCTTCCTTAGACACCTGAAGTGTCATTGCCTCTGTCTTTGTGAGGTTGAAATAGAAATTCTCCTCAAGACTATCTCCATTGTAGGTAACATACGGAATTCTTTTGATTAACATGGTGATTTCTCCTTTCGCTTTTAACTTAAAATAATAAAAATAGAGAGGCCTCCACGCGATTGAGGCCCCTCTAAAAACAATGACTTATTGGCGCAGATTTGATTAGCCTGCCTGGAAGAATGCGATAACCTCTGCCGGAAGCGGAAGCCTCGGATCTGCAGCTTCTGTCTCAACCTTCTCATAGTAGGTCTTCTCAGAGTCCATAGTAGCATCCTCTGTCTCAACATAGGTGTCACCTACCTTCTCATAGTAGGTCTTGCTTGAATCAAACGATGTATCTGTTGTTACAACGTAAGATACAGAAGCATCTGTACCAAAGATGATGTCCTCGAAAGCTGTAAGCTTGTCAGCATCTACCTTTGTTGAATCGATCTCAATGGTGCAGGTCTGAGTATTCTCATCGATCTTCTCTGCTGTTGAGTTACACTCAAATGACATTGTCTCAGTCTCAGGCGACTCATTAACTGTCTGATGAGCTTTCTCAGACGGAGAGCACTTGCTGTTGTATACAAGATGGAGAATGTGTCCATACTTGTTGCCCTGGGTATCGTTACCCTGAATAGTCTGATAAGCAAAGCCAAATGCTTTACGATCCTGCTGCCCGATCTTAACACCGACTGCTGCCTCAACCTCGCCGTTACACTCAGCGAACTCATCCGGATACTGCAGGCACTCAATTGTGAAAGCGAATGTCTCTGCCGACATCAGAGTGAGGTACTTCATATCATCTGCATATACGTCATTCGGCTCAGCGCCTCCTGGGCTCTCGGTAACGGTGGTCAAACCTGACCAGCCTACACCCTTTCCATATGTACCATTGTTGTTCATTTTGAAGAGAACGCCTTTCTTAACACCTGTCCTATAAAGACGCTTCCCTGTTTCATCCCACTGAATTCTGCTCATTGTGGTTTCCTCCTTTTAACTTATTCAAAGTGTGTGAACACATCATGATAGAGTCTCTCTGAAACAAATCTATTGTCATGAGAAATGTACGGAAAAGCTTTTAAAACTTTATCCGGAATATCAGAATCAGGATCCATCGTGATGACTGTTATAGTATACTGTATATGATTAAGGTAGTTCAAATCGTCAGCCTTTTTGCTTGTACGCTTTGCTATCTCATACAATATACATGGGTATTGTAACTTGTTTGGAGGGTTAAAGTACACATAGCCTACACCGTCCATAATCTCTCGCAAGGTCTTATCAATGCCCTGTTCTCTCTTCTGACGAACGGATTCCGTCATTGTATACACCTCCTATACTCAAGGTTAACCGTGGATAAGTAGTAGGATCTACTGCAGTTACAGTCCATTTTGTATTATCCACAGTTACATACCTAAGAGTGTCAATATGATTACGGAGATAGGGGTCGGCAAGAACACTTACCTCTAATTGGTAGTTGATCTCGCCGTTTATATACCCACTATCATTAAGCTGCCGTATCTTACGGTAAATATCACCATAGTACGGCTTTTCAACTGTAACCTCATCCCAGACACTTGGAGAGATTTCCTGGGTATTTGTGAACCCCAACATACCGTAATATTTCATAGATTATTCCTCTTCAACATCGTTCGGTTTATGCTCAAGAACAAGAGCTGACTTCGGCTTAACAAGAGCACCTGAGATCCTGGTCTCCATAAGGTACTTCTCCTGGTTGTAGTCGATATCAAAGTCTTCGAATGTCGATACAGCGCCACCCTTATCAGCACCTACATTGTAGTCCTGAAGGTTAACCATGATGCAGCCGATCTGCCATGTCTTAGCAGAAGCGCCCTCGCCTACTGTACGAGTTCTGTTCTCCATAACCGGAACAGAGATTATCTCTTTAACACGCAGCTTGGTAGCAAGCTTCTCAACGGTGTCATAGAGAGCATGTCCAATGCCGTCCTCAAGAAGAAGCATATCTGTAAGAAGATCCTCTGTGATGAACAGAGACGGATTGCCTGAGCCCTTAAGCTGCTTTCTGTTCTTGATGAGAAGACGGATGAATGCCTTTGCTCTTGCGTCAGCTGAGTCATATGTGGTCTCATCCTGAAGACGTACGGTGAACAGCTCATCGTCTGTCCAGATTGGACGTACGTTGTTCGGGTTGATCCTGTCACGAGAGCTTGCAGATCTACCATCACCGATAAGAATTGCACGAGCGATTTCCTCCTCGAGCATCATTCTCATTTCCTGCTTAAGCCATACAACAACAGCGAACTCTGTGATATCAACGATGTCATCACGATCAAGCTTCTGTTTCTTGTAGATGGTCTGCGGAGTTGTCTCTCTGTGCTGAAGATCAAAGAACTCCTCTTTCTTCAGGTCACCCTTGATGTAACCTAAAGCACGTGCGTCATCCTCAGTAATGTCTGCAAACATGCTCTTAACACGTGCAAACGGTGTGTGATGTACGCTGTTCATAACCTTCGGTACCCAGTCGGTATCTCTCTTGATGAACTCGGGCGGCATGTTAAGGCTCTTAGCATCCGGGAAGAGATAGTCAATATGGCCTATACCATACTTCGCAGGTTCCTCCGGATCAGTGTCGTCGTGTTTAATGAAATGCTCTTCAAAGCACTCCCTAAGAGACTTTGCCTTTGTCTCAAATGCGTCATGTACAATAGCATTCAGCTCTTCGATAACATTAGCTGAAGAGCCTGCCTTCTGATCGAATAAATTTTCATGCATTGTTTCGTCCTCCATATTTGAATGCTGAATTTCTTTAGAAGCACCCTTCTGAGACTGCTCAAGAAGGAATGCAACTGCTGTTGCCTGATCGTCGTTGAGTGTCTTCAAGACATCTTCAACTGTCCTGTCGTCATCCACATTGGAATGTTCAAGGTCTTCCTCTTTCTTAGGAGCCTCTCCCTTTCCTTTGCTTGCCTGCTCTAACAAGAATGCTACTGCTGTAGCCTGTTCATCATTGAGTGTCTTTAATACATCTTCAACGGTCTTGTCATCATCAGACTTAGGATCTTCCTTCTTCTCATCTTCTACGTCGGCATGTGCAAGTGCAACATAGTCGAATCCTTCTCCGGAATAAATAATAGCCTGATCGGGAAGATCCTCCACAAGGCCATTTGAATGCGCAAACGCAAGGTTGTCAATGTATGCTCCAGGATTAGCCCCCGCAAGCACAAGGCTGAGTTCCTTAATATCACCATGGGAAACCCTCTTGGAGTATTCCTCCAGTTCATTTGCCCATATAGACAAGGAATCATAGTCACCATGCGCAATCTGCTCTTTTGCATTGTTGCCGTTTACAGTATTGTTCAGGCTTACCTTTGCATACATGCCATCTGTACGCTCTTCCAGATCCGCATGGCCGATAACCTGAGCAACATCCTTGTGATTATGCTGATATACAACAGGAACACGTGTGCCATTTTGATGCGAAAAGCAACCAGGAAGAATTGTCCTGCCATCAGCACACTGTACGTTGTATCTTGTAGCATAGCCACTAAAATCGTACTTCTTGCTCATCGATGTTCTCCTCTCTCGGAACCTCTTGCTCAGCAGCAATCTCTTCGTTGCTCTGAGATATGTTCCTGTTTCTTAATTCATCGGATGCCTTATTAGGATCCGGTTTGTATCCAATAATTGCTCTGAATTCATTCGGAGACAGAATCTCGTTTCTCGTAAATCTATCTGCCATATCAGCAACCTTACCGACTGGAGACAACGCAAACGGATCTCTATGATACCATATTTTCTGATGCTGTCCAAGAGCCGTAGTAGATAGAAACTTACGAGTGAATTCTCCGCATATAGCGGCGCAACAAGGTTCTATTGCCCGAGTGTAGTATGTTTGCATCTGCTCTTCTGTAGCGGTGCCTTCGAATACCTCTCTGGACAAACCTAACTGGTTCATGATCATCGTCTCAAGCTTCTCTACCTGAGATGCTAAGGTGTTCTCCAATGGACGATTAAGCTGTACTATCTTTTCAGTACCATCGGTCCATGCTACACCGTAATCAGACGATGAAAGTTGCTCTTCAAGATCTCTACGTCGGTCTTCCGCCTCTGCCTTCTTACGATCACCTCGTACTAAGTACGGAAGCTGCATGATAATATCAAGTTTTCCGGAACCCTGCTGTTCGTCAACCTTATCAAGAAGTGCTAATTTACGTATGTAACGTTTAACGGCGCTATTTGTCTCGTTCATTACAGTGTAAAAAGGATTCTCAACAATGGCTACTTTGTACTTTGACACAACTTTTTCTTCATGCTTACCTGTTCTGTCATTGTACACATCTATGCGTATATCATCCGGATACCATGCAAGTATCTTGGCAACTCTTAACGATAATATCTGATATGATTCTGTGTCATATAGATTTCGGTTAACGTCTATAGGCACTACGGCCACCACGCCTTCATCAAACACAGAAAGCATCAGATCCTGTATGAAGTTACGTCCTGTTTGGTCTTTGTTTGCACTCAATGTGAGGCAATCATTAAGACCGGACTCAACTTGTTTTTGATATCGACCATTTTCGTCGGTCTTTATATGCTCAAAAGAGCACTGAGCAACGTCCATGGCCATTCTATTGTATATCGGAGCGACTATAGTCTTTATATTGCTATATGTCAGACGGATCTTATCTGGACGGCTATAGGATATCGCTCCAAGATCATACCTATATACTGTAGGATCTCGTCCTTGAAATGCATTCCACGCATTCTTAAAACGTTTAGAAATTGGTTCTGCCATTTTCTTCTCCTTTAATAATGAAATCCACGATACGATCTGCTTTGACGTTTCTTGAACCATTCGCTATTGGTAACAGCCTCTGCTGCCTGTTTACCCTTCTTTAAGTAATTTACCTGATCCTTAATAGAAGCAAACTTTGTCTTACCAACATCTTTGGCGTCAACAACATTAAGACCTTTCATGGATGCCAACGTATCCATTCCGACATTAGCCATGTCATTTCTAGCCTTAAGCTGCCTTATCTTAGTTGCACCAAGATTGACTGCTATTGGTAAAGCAATTGATAAACCGGCTCCTATAGCAACCTGTTTAACAAGTTCCTTTGCTGTTTCTTTCCTACCGTCTTTACCAAGCTCATGCTCTTTATAGTCTATCCTGTTTGCTGCTTTTTTTCCAACTAATGTTGATCTATTAGCATGCGTGTTAGTCATCCTTCTTCGCTCTGAAGCTGATGCATTCTTGTATTTCTCAGATTGTCTGTAATCGTATGAATTCATCTCTTTGCGACTAACACGATTTCTCTGTTTAGCTGCTTCTCCGACTTCCTGACCAACGAAGCCTGATGGATTAGGAGCGACTTCATAAGACTGAAAACGTCTGATTCCATTCTTAGCACCTTTTGTTTTGTAATGGGCGAGGTAAGCTTGTCTTATTTCTAAATAATCAGCATTCATGGCTATCTCCTTTAACTCTTCTTCTCTTTTTCAGCCTTTGCTTTATTGAGAGCATCAACAGCATCGAGCATCTTCATCTTTACAATGCCCTTTCCAACCTCCGTAGAAGCACCAACAATAATGTTCTCAAGTATCCTACCTCCAGCTTTTGTGATCCCATATGTAAGTCTACGCTCCTTTATCTTTCTTTTAAGAGCATCTTCTGCATTGAATCTATTTATGGCATCGTTAAGCTCCTTTGTAGTATAGAGATCGGCATGCTTATACATAGATCTTGGATCATTACTATATTTTTTCTTTTCTTCGTCTATATCTCTCTCTTTAGCAGCCTCCCCTACCTCTGTTCCAACCATTCCTGATCTCGTAGGAGCTGTCTCATAAGACTGAAAACGTCGAAGACCCCATTTCTGGCCCTTGATGCCAAAGTGTTCTATATATTTTCCGGTAGATCCGGACTCCTGTATGACCATTTTAGGACCTCCTTTTAACGAGATAACTTATGTCTAGCTCTATTTATTTCACCTAATCCAACTCCAACAGCAGTTGCCAAACCAACTTTTGCTAAATATTTTTTTGGATCTGATCTAAACATTTCATAGCTTACTCTTGCTGCTCTTTTAGTATCCCCGCCAGTATATTTACGACTGTCCATAATATCAGCAACCGCTACACTTCCTATTCCTGCAATCAAAGCAGCAGATGTAATTTTTGCATGAGCCTTTACTTCATTCTTAACTGCTTCTCTATGCTGACGTTTCACAGCTTCCGTATGGAGTGCACCCTGATAAGATTCGCCTCTATCAAGAGCCTCATTAACTCGCTTTAATCCGCCTTTTCCGTATAAAGACTTAACACGACTTTCCTGCTCTTTAGTCATTACTCTTCTACTCTGAGCTGCTGCTTCACCTACTTCTTGGCCTACCATGCCAGACTGAGTAGGAGCAACTTCATAAGACTGAAAACGTCTTATACCTTTCTTTTGTCCTTTAGTTCCGTAATGCTGTATGAACTCGGACTTTATTTCCAAATAATCTGCATTCATGATGTACTCCTTACTTTTTAAAAGCACCTGGATGAGCTTTATCCCAATCTAACAAACGCTGTTTCAGTTCTTCTCCAACATACTCTCGCATCAAGTCTCCATATTTCTTTGTTATTTCTTCGTTGAAATTATCTCGACTTCTAAGCTGACTTATTTTTACTTCTGTGTTAATGTCAACCTTACTTTTTGAGAGTATATTGTCAAGCAAATCAGTTCCTTTTTTGTAGTATTTATCGTAGGTTTCAACATCTTTTTTGTTAGTAGGATCAGAACGCCATCTTTCCTTAGCGTTATTGTACCAGTTTTCTGTATTTATAGGCTTTCCAGCATCTACTTGAATCCGCTTATTTTGATAATCCTTGAGCATGATGTCTCTAGTACCCTGATCCATTTTTACAGCTATTGGATCTACTATATTGCTAACATCTATAAATTCATCGACATCCTTTTTAGATATTAGTTTCTTAGCGTCATCTTTATACTTCTGAATCTGATCACGATTGTATTGTTCACCGGCAGCATTGAGCATCTTACCTCCAAGTCCACCATTGTAATACTTCCTAGTATCTTCGGAGTTTAATCTACCGGTATTTAGTCTAGCAGTCTGTTTAGCTGCCTCACCTACTTCTTGGCCTACCATTCCTGATCTTGTGGGTGCTACCTGATATGATTGCTGTTTTCGAAGACCCCATTTCTGGCCTTTGGTACCAAAATGAGCGAGGTAGTCTGTGTAATCATTCATACTCATTCAAACATCTCCTTATGCAATTTAAACGCAACAAATGCATCCATAAGAGCTGACACATTATCGATCTTCTCATCATATCTTCTTTTCAGAAGCTTGCGGTTACCGTTCGTATCCTCTATTACGATAGCATTGCCCATAGCAAAGCTCATAAGCTCCTCATCGAACCATAGAAGTTTGTCATGAGCCAAGTTCTTAAGTTCTCCTAATGGAACAGACTCCGTACGTGCACCCTGTATAACCTTCTCAACACCAAAAGCAGTATGCTCACGACACCATCTCTCAACAAATGCTTGAGCATTATAGGGATCGTATCCAAATGCTAATACATCATAGTCCATAGCTGTTATGAAAGCATCAAGATCGTCATATACCATTGTCATATCGAGAATGGTACCAGGGAATATAACAAGTGTTCCTTCTTTTAAGAATTCGTCGTACTTAGACCGCATGGAAGGAGCAAGTTTGTTGTATGTAGATTCTGTAATATAACTACGAACCTTTATTCCAAAGCCTCCATTAAAAGGAAACAGGAAATCGAAAGCACAAAAGTCATTACCCTGTGACATATCGGCTCCCATAGCACATATTGCACCATTATAACTCTGCTTTACTTCTAATGGAAGTGTCTCATCATATGTAAAGAAGTATGTATAGCCTTCAACAGGAATACCAAATCGTTTAGCTATAATATCATTACGTGCAGATGGCACATTGTTTGCACGTTCTACTTCTTCTAAGTAGTCTTCGTACGAAACCGTATAGCCAAGATTCGGCTGTGCTTTAACCCACATCTTTGGGTCATTCATCTCTTCAATTGAATCTAAGCGATACCACCATATACTCACGTGTGGATTGTAATACTCACCTCTAAGTATAGAAGTAAGCTCCATCTTTATGTCATCTCCAGGACCATTACGTACGGTTCCTTCTGATGACACTGCTACTATCCACCAATTGAGTATTTTCTTTGCACCCTGCTCTAATGGGCCAACAACATCTTCTCTAATATCTCCAGAAAGCCACTCATCAATGGTGTTGTATTTCGTCCTTAGACCCTGTAACTTATCGATAGTCATCGGACGAATCTCGAGAATTGAGTTTGTTAGAAAGTTCTGTATACCTTTCTTTGTAGATGCAAGTTTCTGTCTGTTTGCTCTATCACCCGTTGTGTTTTGAAGCGATCCATCAGTCAAAAACTGAAGAACAGGACCTTTTGATCTTGTTAACGCAGTATTTATTGGAGTTGTTACCTCCTCAGCCTGCTTCATAGTTGGTGCTGTAGTAACCTGATTAGTCGTAGAGGTATCAACAACCAATCCATAGGCCTGCATCCATGATTCATATAGAGTCTTTGCTCCACCTCGTCCAAGTATGATGAATTGTTTATGTCTAAGACGTACTTTTATACGCTTTGGTACAAAATCACCGACATTGGGATCGTAAACATTACGTTCAACATATTCGTACCAACCGAGCAGATCTTCTGCCCACAATCTGAACGTAAATAAGACAGTAACATCGCTGCCGTCGATCAAAGTCATTTCATCTTCACAGAAGGCAATCCAACCTTCGACTTTGTCGCCGTCGTAGTAATATGCCGGATTAGCGATGTCATCATCTATACGATTCATTTGCATAGATACGTTCTCATTTACCGGTATGTCACCTCGTATTACAGCGTCTCTGAACTGTCCGTAATATTTTGGTACAGCAGTATTTGATAACATATTATGTTTTATACCTCCGGATGTTCTATCGTAGACTTAAGTCTCCATTCGATCTCAGCAAGCTGCTCTTTCAGAGTCTCTGTCATTGTAGCACTAGCTGGTGGATCAAACAGCATTCTAACACGTATGTACATTGCTGACTTAACAGCTTCCAAACGTACGTCAGATCCAATCCAATCTCCCCAAGTTGTTAACTTGTCTTGAATAGTGAAACCTTCAATTGGCCCAACGCCTATCTGAGTTAATGCATTAGCTGCTGTATTAATACACATCAGTATCTGCTGATCAAATGGAGTGTATTCTTCAGTTAATCCAAGCATTGACTTAATGGATGTTAATACAGATTCTTCCATATTATACCTCCTTTAAGTACTGCTGCTGAATGTAACCTTTCTTTTTCTCGTATTCAACATGAATGAACCCGTTCGTATAAGTATCATCAAGCTGTGTAACGATCTCATCTTTCTTAAGGGTACCTATAATATTGTCAGTACGCTTAATATCAGGAGAAAGACGGAAATTGACGTTAACCGTTGCCTGAAACTTCTTTACCGGATCTGAAATGCGTACGGGTTCTTCAACAGAAGTTACGTCAATACCATCAGAAACATCATCAGATACTTCCTCATTCTTAACGTAACTATTCTCATATGCTAATGACGACTTTTCGCTTGGTTCGGCTGTCTGTGCATACATACGATCGTATCTCTTTTTCATTGGTGACTCCTCTCTTCCACAGACATGTGTCGTCTGGTGTTCTTGGAATATAATCTTGTGGTAACAGTTCTTTAGTTCCATAATGTATAGCATTGTGGGTTAACAGACTCACAGATATTAGATACTCAGGATCTAAAAGATGCTTCGTTCTATTCTCAATATCATAAACGGTAAGCGGATTCAAATGGTGAACTATTATACGACCCATTATCGGGTAATCTTTAACACCTAATTCGCATCCGTTGTCTCTTAATATAACTTTTCTCTTGATCTCTCTCCACTCATATGATCTATAGAAGACTTGATTAAGATAGCGTTCGTATCCGAATGTTTCATCGGCTACTCCTTGTTCAAGTTTGCAGTAATTGAACCTATCTTCAACATTATCATACTTTATGAGTTCGCTGTAGCATCTATCCATCGTAATCCTCCTGGAAATCACCGTTGTATTTCCTCATGGCCGCTATAACACGATCATATGACTCTTGTGTTTTCTTAGATTCTTCTATCTGCATTGTTTTTGCTTCAAGAAGTTTGTTTTGGTTCTCCAACATCTGCTCTTCTATCTTATCACGGTTACTTCCCTTCTTAGCGTAGTACACAAGTTCCTGTGCTGTTGCTTCTCCAGATCGTATACGCCTCTCTATTGCTTCAGTGGCTAATAATGCCAACTGTTTATCACGTTCTTGAGGCGTAACGGCTGGAGGGAAGGGGGTTTTGAGGAGATCTGTTTGGGTGAGCTTGTCTTTTGTCATGTTTTGTCTCCTTATCATTACTTAAGAGGCACTTTTGGGGACATTCGTATAAGTTTATTCCAGTCTTAGCGAAAGGCCTGGGCCCTCACCCAAAGCCCAAGAGCTTACACGGACGCCCCCAGAAGTGCCCTTTGTTTCTGAAATATCACCGCCGGGGAAATTTGGAGG